ATCCACGCGCAGCGGCCGGGTTCCGGCAACGCAAGCCCGTAGAAGGCGTACAGGTAGAAGCTGATCTCGTCAGCCGAGTCCACCCTGTTGTAGAACGAGCCGTCACGCTTCCAAATGCTCGGAACCGTGTTGGTCGAGTACAGCTCAACCACGCGGGTGTCAAGGACGAAGCCCTGATCACTTTCCGTGTGGCGGTCGCCAACAACCGGCACAGCGCCGACTGCAGTGGCAACTTCGAGCGCGGAGAAGCTGATGGAGCCCTCCGTCGCACTCACCTTGGCATACCGCGCCCGATCCTCAGTCTCGAGGCAGAGGTCAGCATAGTCCTCCGGCGAGATGAGGATAAGGTTCGGACGTCCGCCGTTCTTGTTGATCTTCGCGCAGGTTTGCACCAGCGAGTCAGTGATCAGCAAGCCGGAGGCCGTGCCCTTCACGCCCTTGTTACCAGCAAGACGAACGGGGTCAGCCGATCGGTCAATGGCGTTGAGGGTGTTGGGGGCCGTGCCGCCACCGGCAACGATGCCATCGGGGCCCGGCAACCAGGACTTCAGGCCATAGGCCTTCGTGCTGTCGCCTTCGAGAAGGAGGTAGTCACCAGCAGCGGTGGCAACCGTAAAGTCCGACGCGATGTAAACCTTGTCGTTCTCACGGTCAACCGCAGTGATCACCTTCGTCTGCGCTTCAAGCGTTGCACCTGACAGATCGTACTTGACGATCACGTCACCAACGTTGAAGTTGACGCCCATTCCCTCGTTGAGGGGGATGGCACCAGAGGCGTAAACGCCGCTGGCGGTGCCACGACGGCCAGTTCCGTCCTGGTGCAGCTCGATCTCGACGTCGTTGGCGAACGCTTTGTGGGCGTTGTCAACTTCGTCAACCAAGAGCGACCGGAACGCGCCGGCATCGCCAGCACCTTCCGAAAGCTCGAGGGCTTTGTGGTCCACGCCGGCCTTGACGTAATGGTTCGTCCAGTCCATCTCCCAGCGCTTGCGTTGGGCAGCGCCCACGTTCGCGTTGGCAGTCGTGTAGGTTGCGCTTCGGCCAGTTACGTAGCTGAAGCTGACGGGCTTGATGTACTTGGTACCACCCGTGTTGGGGTTCTTGGGAACCAACGCGAGGAGTGCGTTGCTGTCATAGCAAAGGTCAGCAGGCACCGCCCCACGGTACAGTTCCTTCAAGAACTTCTCGTAGTTCGTACGAGTCGTTGCAGTAAAGGTCATTTGAGTATCCTAAAAGAGTTGAGTGTTATGAGTTTGCTTTCGCCCACGCACGCTCAATCAGTTGAAGACGGGTCAAGCCCGTCAAGTCTTCCTCTTGATCGACGCCGGCTAGAGCGCCAGTGATTGTTGGTGACTTCTCGCTCTTGGTTGTGGGGTCTTCACTCGTGCGGAAGATCGGGTGGAGAGTTTGATAAATCTCCCTCAATCCTGCTTCAAAATCGCTCATGACAGCTTCTTCACTCGCATCCTGATCCTGTTCGAGTCGCGCGAAGAGTTCGTTGATCACGTTGTCTTCTTGCTTCAGTGCGAACAGACCGGGAAACTGTTTCTCGTGTGCCTTCATGTTCGTGAGGGCACCTTGTCGGAGCACGTTCAAGCGCTCCTGTTGGGCTTGTAGGAAGGACTGCTCCTGCTCCTGCTGGAGGCGCTCCGCCTCACGCGTACGGAGGGCTTGCAGTTCCTGCAGCACAAGCTGCTGCTCGGAAACGGGGGCCGGTTTCGGCTTTCCCGACTCTGCGATTTGCGCGAGGGCTGCACGCAGCTCCTTCACCTCCAACTCGAGGCCGGAGGGTTCCGCGGGGGCCTTGTGGGCTCGCAGGAACTCGCGAATGCTGGGGGCGGCCGACTGGGGCTTCTCGTTGAGGGTCTCCTTCGTGACCGCTGGGGCTGCCGGCGCTTTCACCTCGGGGGCGGGCGCGGGCTCTGGTTCTGAGCTGGCCTGTGACGCGGCCCATGCCGCCTCCACAAGTTGCGCTCTCGATTGCTGTGCTGGGATGATTGTGTCGCTCATGTTGATACCTTAGATCGCTGTAGGCATTGAACCGTCGGGACTGACGGCGGGGGGACCGCCCGCGGGACCAAGGCCCATGCCCTGGCTGCGGAGCAGCGTGTATTCCTCAGATTCCTGTAGAAGCTGATGAAGCTGTCGCATGAACTGGCGGAGCATCGAGATGCGATCCTCCGGCGCGTTCTGAGTCTGCGCTTTGTTGATGAACATCTGCGTCATCTTCATGGACAATCGCAGATCGAGTGTGGGCTCCGGCGTCGTGTACTTGCCTTCGTCGAGGATGTTCTCGAGGATGCGCTTCACGTTGTCGCGTGCAGCGTTCCTGAGACCGCGGAACTGGTCGAGGTCCGGGAAGTCCAGGAGGGCCATCGCCTCACCGACATCGAGCCACCCGGCGTTGAAGTAGTCGAGCACGTCGCTCTTGCGTCCGGCTGGCGTCTGCGATAGCATGGAGGCGGGGAACACTTGGATCACGAAAGAGTCTTTCCGCGGATCGTCGATGTCCTTCCAGTCCACGTCCTCGATCGTGTACTTGTCACGGCGAGCCACCACGTGGAAGCTCGGGTCACGCTTGAATATGGCCCTGCCTGCGCGCACCTGGTTCTCGTACACGATGATGTTGAAGTGCTCGAACTGCTCGTACTGCGGAGCGAGTTCCGTCTGCTGCACATCGTTGAAGTCGCGCACGGCCTGCCCCGTCTCGAACTGTCCACCCGTGCTCTCTGGCATGGTCATGGAGATGAGGCGGGAAACCTCGAGGGCTTTGTTCCAGATCGTCTGTGCGTAGTTGAGTGCATCCGTGGGCACGCTCGGGGGAAGCTCGAACGTGGGGGGACGATCCGCATAGTTGAGGATGATGCCATTCACGCCCGCGAGCTGACCCTTGCTGACGCTGCCACCCTCCGGCACCATGATGATGGGGGTGGGCATGCTGTCAACGCACTCTTCGATCTTCTGAATCGTGTGGTTGAAGTCGTAGTGGAGCCCAAGCAGCTCCTCAATCTGGCTGACGCCCCAGAAGCCAACGGTCGGATCGGCCTTCCACTGGAAGTGGCTGAACGGAAAAACGTCGTCCTCCCATTCCTCGAAACCCAGCATCGCACCGTTGACGGCGATGGCACGCTTTCCGTCGCCCGCGCCCGTGTAGCTCGGGAGCTTCCAGGCCTCAATGACCTCCACCATGTTGCGCATGGTGCGGCGGGCCTTGTGCCACACGTAGGGGTCCTCAGAGATGCGCCCAGCCTGGAGGATCTTCTCCTTGTTCTTGCCCTTCTCGAAGAGCTTCGCGAGCCGGCTGCGGTTCACGAAAGAGCGCTGGTAGAGGCAGGTGGGCTTTCCGGTGGTGGCGGCCTCCACGGGGTCCACGAAAATGTCGGATGGGTGGACGCGCTCGTTGATGACTTCATTCACGACCGGGTGCTCCACCGTCTTGATGAAGCCGTCACCGTAGATGAACCCATCGAGGGCGGCCGCCTTCTTGAGGGGACGCAGGTCCGAGAAGTGTTCGCAGAACTCCACCCAGTTCTGCATCTGCTCCGCCTTCTTCTGGAGGGTGAAGTTACCACCGCGGGTCACGAAGACGGGGCGGGGGTTCTGGCGGGTCACGCGCGCATGGGCCGAGTCAACCATCACCTTCGCGAGGTTCACGGGGACGCGGCTGTATGAGTTCCCCTCAGTGTCCCAGGCGGCCGTGTAGGCACCCAGGTAATCGGAGGAGTTGATGTCCCGGTTCGTGTAGATGCGGCTGTACGCATCGTAGGCCGCCAGCCTCTGCGTGTCTTCGTTGACGAAGTACTTGAAAAGACTCAGGAGGGGGCCCAGGGCTTTGGACTTGCTGGTGTGGGTCCACCACGGCTCATCCATTTCCAGGCGAGTTGTATCGGCCATCTAGACAGTAGGCTTTCCGGTTTTGCTTGACACCAAAGTAAGGTGTGCTATACTAGGTGAAGTTGGTAGTAAAACCATTTTTACTACCAATGCGATCACTGCCGCACGACGTCGGTAAGTGGTCCGGGACCTTTGAGAGGGCCGGTCGGGCACGCCGGCCCTCGTGTCCCGTTTTTGGAGGGATGATGGAGCTATCTGTAGCGGAGTTGTACAAGCGGGCGCGAAGGGTAGCGAAGCTCCACAATGGCGTCCCCTGTACTCGAGCAGCACAGATCGAGGCCATGCAAGCCCTGCAGGATTTCATACACGCCCTCGACGCTTCCAACGGCCTACCTTCACCCAAAAAGGCTCCGGGGTCCCGCCCCTAAGCTCCTGCGCTCTCAGGTCCGCCATCCGGCGGTTGAGGGCCTCATCGGGTGACTCGAGTGAGTCGTCGATCTCGAACGCATTCACGTCGTGTGTGCGCACCTTCGTGTAGGCGTAGCGGAAACTGTCCATGGAGTGATCCTCCATCCCGGACTTGATGGCCCTCTTCCCGACGGCCTCCGCGCGCTCGTCCCACTGGAGGGTCTCGAGTTCCTGGAGAAGCTCCACGCACGCGGGCATCACGAAGAAAATCTTCCCCGCACGGATGTCTGCGTTGATGATGGCGATCCCCATCTCCACCGAGTCGCGCCCCTTCTGCACTGGACGCGCCGGGATGTGTGGGTGGGTGTCCTTCCACTGCATCACGAAGGACGCGCCCTGCCCGCCCGAGTCCACCACGATGTGGCTGAAGACGGGGTAGCGGTGCATGAGGCGCTCTATTTCCGTGCCCGCCTGGAGGACCGTGAGCTGCTTCTTGTAGCTCTCGAGGGCGTACGTCGCACCCAGCTGTCTGCTGTAGGTGAGGACCGTGAACGCACACGGATCGTGCGTGCCCAGGTCCACCCCGAGGATGAAGCGCCAGTCGTTCGCCTTCTCCTTGGGCCACCTGTAGACCACCATGTCGTTGCGGTCCTCGAAGATGCGATACTTCGTATCGAACACCCACAGGCCCAACATCTCGCGGAGGTAGGCGGGCTCGTTGGGGCCCCACTTCATGGCCTTCCGGAGGACCTCCATCTGTTCCGCCGCATCGGGAATGAAGGGGTTGTCCAGCATGGTCCAATGGTGGAGGCTCCAGCCCATGTCACCGATGTCCCCATCGCTGTGGCAGAGGCTATAGAACGGATTGTGGCGGGAGTTGGCGGGGGTCCCCGTGACCATGATGGGGGCCTTGTGGTCGAACGTGGCGGGAAGGAGAACCTCAGTGAGGAGGTACATCATGTCCTGCCCCATGTTCTGTGCTTCGTCGAGGCACACGGCGGGCGGGGAAAGACCACGCATCTTGTCCATCTCGCGCCGACTGCCCGCACCGTACACCATGATGGCGCTCTCGTTCGGGAGGTAGATGTGGCCGTGCGTGTTGTTGAAGGTGAGGCCGAGATTATGCTGCTTGTCGATGGCCCGCAGGGCCGGCCAGATGATCCCCTTCGCGCTCGCACGGTTGAGGTTGATGTAGATGGGGTACGTGCCGGGGTACTCGAACCCAGCCTTCAGGAGACTGAGTGCAACGCCATGTGACTTGCCCGACCTACGGCCGCAACACGCGGCCTTCAGTCGGCTCTTGTCGAGGATGAAAGCCCGCTGGGGGCCAAACATGTGCTTCTCCCAGTCGAGGCTCCTGACGCGCTCCCCGCGCCGGGCCACCTCAGCCAGGATCTTACGCTGCTCGTCCGTGTATGCGCGGCTGTCGCTCACTTGTCCCAGTCGGCTTCCGCTGCGCAGAACACGAACCACGGAAGGTACACGCAGCTCCAGGAACGCGCCCAGTCCTGCACCCACTTCTTGCGATGCAAGTCATGCGTGAGGTGTGTGTACACGAGGTTCTGCTTCCCCTTCTCGTACCCGAAGTCCGCGTAGAAGCGGTTGAGGAGGGCGGTGGCTACGCCCTGACGTTGTGCCCCGTTCTTCACCTTCAGGAAGTGCACCACCGGGAGGTCCGCGAAGGGCTCCGCGATGAGGTACCCGCGGTAGAGGTGATTTCCGCCCGGCTCGCAGCAGATGTAGGCTGCGTTACGCTTGACGGATCGTGGGAGGAAGTCCTCGATGAGCTTGTGCTGGTAGCCGAAGTAGTCGTCGCTGATGAGCCCAGGTGCGGGCTCCCCCCGTGCCGTCGTGAACATGGGGGACTTCTGTGTGTCGTAGAGATACGACTGCAGAACGTACTTCCTGTCCTCGAACGCTATTGGCCTGATGTTGCTGTTGTCACTCATTCTTGATCGCCTCCTCGATGGCTTTCTCGAGCTGCTTGGGTAGCTCCTGATTGTGCTTGAATAGACGGATGATGTCCTGGTAGCTCCAGCCGGTCATGTACAGATCCACCGCAAGCTCCAGGTCCGTCTTCGTTTCCGCCCGCTCGTCCTTGTGCTCGAGCTGCATGAGGGTGGTCTCGAGCTTACGCACGGAGTCC